CAGAGCAACTGTCGTGCCCACTGCTGCACTTTGATTGCCATCGCCCACTTGTAGATCAGCAATACTCGCGAAACGCTGCCCTGCGGCAACAACTGTTCCCATTAATGATAGCAACGTTTGCGATGGTTCTTTGAACGGCAGTATTTTAAATGCATCGTCCAATCGTCCACCAGGTGCATCAACGTCACGAAACTCGCCCGGCTGCAACGGTTGAGCTTCGTCTCTGACGCGAATGCCTCGCATTTTGAATCCGGCTGGTAAGTTAGACAAGGTTCCGGCGTCTAAGAGTTGTCTTAGAGCGGCTGTGGCAGTTCTTGATAAACCGCCGATCATGTGAATTAGGCCGAATCCATAAAAGCCTAGTCCTGGTAAAAACTTGAAATGTACAAAATAATCTTTTCTTTTTTTCATTGGATCTTGTATGTCGTAGTTTCTTCTAATTGATAAAACTTTTGATGTAGATTCTTCAACAGTGACAATGTATGGCATCTTGATACCTGTAGGTAATCCGTCTGCTCCTAGGTCCTCAAAACCCTCCAGGTCTAATTCAACGTGACATTCTACGAGTGTAAACACTTCGTCTTTGTTTGTTGTTGAAACACCCTCTAGGTCGTTCTTTTCACTTTTTATATCATCTTCATTATAAGCAGGTGTGCCAAGTTCAATGTCTTTGTAAAAACCCTGCACCTGTAGTTTTCTCATGTCGTTTGCTGGCATTTTAATTATGTGCATGATCGTGTCTGCTTCATCTAAAGATGTTGCGCTGTATGGCACAACCAAATCTTCTGCAGGCACAAACTTAGAAACACATCTACCAACAGCTTGGTCGTAATAAACTTTTTTAAACGCAGAACCTGCAAGTGGTAAATTAAATAACATCTGATCAAACTCAGGTTCATACTCTGACATTTCACTCATAAGTTGATAATTCATAAATTCTTTTACACGCTCTGCCTGCTCTGATTTTGCTTTGTTCTGTTTACCCATAACACGTGTTCTAACTGGACCATCAGCTGGTAATAATTCTTTGTATGCAAGAGATTGAAACTGTGTGACTGCTTCTGCAAGAACTGGGTGCGTTGCACCAGATGCGCCTTGGAAGGGTTCTGTTCTATCCTCGTATTTAAAACCAAGCAGGTCTAGTCCTTTTATATATCCTTGCTCCCAGTCATCGCGTGACGCTTTGTAGTCTTCAAAGTTTTGCATCATGTCTGATCCTATCGGATCAGTGATATCATCATCTAAAAACTCCGCTAAGTTCGTATCTATGTTTTGTCCAGCGCCACCGATGTTTGCCATTGCAGATGGATCAAAGTCAATCTCTGCACCACCGTCTTCTGTTCTTGTAATTTCTATTGGTTGCTTTGGTGGCTCTTGTGGTAGCTGTATCTCTTGTGCTTTTTTCTGTGGACTAGGTATTTCTATTTTAGTTCTAGTCACGTTAGGTAACGCTTTATCTATTGTTGCCATTATGATGCTTTCCTTCTAAATAGTGTTTGTACCCCACCACCCATGTTATATCCTACTCTACCGCCTTTGGCAAATTCTTCACCTGTCTTTGGGTCTTTGCCTGAAACATTTGGATTAGGGTTTCTTTGTGTTTCTCCAAATTTATCTGCCGCTTCTTTTAATTTTTGTTCTGGTGCTTTTACAAGATCAGCCCAAGTATCCACGCCAAATCTCATGTCATCCATGCCACCAAAGTTTTCATAATCACCAATGCCTTCTCCGGGTCCTTTCATAAACTCTTCCGCTTCAAACATGTTTGGGTTTTTACTAACCTTGCTACCTTTTTCTCCAACCATGATAGATTCTTCGCCTGGTATAAATCTCAACTCAGCTATCTGCATGTCATCACCTCTACCAGAAATAGTAATCGCACCTGTCTGTAAATCCTCTTCCATAAATATTTGTTTGTTAGGTAAACTAGGATCTGTAAAGGTGTAGCTGTCGACTCCTTCTCCAGATTTCATAGATGCATAATCTGCTTTTTTAAGTTTTCCTTCTTTTCTAATTTTATCTACAAGTGATGGAAACCAAATAGGCATACCCTCTGCAGTTAGTGGTGCTTTGGTTGCGCCCTTTGCTACGATCTCTGCTATCTCTTTTCCTGCCCTAGGCATAAACAAACTTGCAAGTCCTGCACCCATGGCTCCCAAAAAGCCACGTCTTGTCATCTTTGGACCACCACCTTCTTCAAAGCCAATACGGCCACCTTTTGCATTTAATATTCTTTTTGGTGAAAATGGTGATTCGTAAACTCCTGTCCTTACAGACTCTTCATACGCTTTTTGTATTTCTTCCATTCTCTTTATTGCAGTCTCAAGTTCGCCTGGTGTTCTAGCCATCTCAGCCATCTCCTGAGCCAGTGCCATATCAGCTCTTGCTTGTCCTGATATAGACGTCATGGCTTTTTCAAGGTTGCCGCTCATCGCTAGATCATCCATGCCACCACCCATCAAGCTACTCATGAGTTTTCTTAACTTATCAGCTTCTGCTCTTACTGCGTTTATATCATCAGAATTTTTTATAATATCAAAATCAATTCCACTTGTATCTAAACCCATTCCCTCAACCATCTCTTTGACTTCATCTGTTCTCGCCCTTATTGTTTTTAGCTCCTCCATTGTTTCACCTGATTTTTCAATCAACTCTCGTTCTTGTTTTAATAAATCATCCAACATAGGATTACCTGTTTCACCCATCAAAGATGTGTTCTCTAATACATCTTCAATTAAGTCGTTTGAGAAACCTATCTCATCCATTACAAGTTGTGATTCTATGTGGGCGTTTATTCGAGCGTCATCATCAATCGTCACACGCTTTGGATCACCTGGTGGGTATCCCTCGTTCATCCTGTCAACAATTAATTGTCTTACATCTTTTGGATCTCTGCCTGTTGATTTAGCAATGTTTGTAATATACGGAATTGTTTCTGTCTCAATTTTTCTAACCATTAAATCATCAGCAGCTTCTTCAAATGTTGCACCCTTTGGTGCTGGCTCTATTTTTTGTATTCTACCTTTCTCTCTAAGTTCTGCCGCTCTTGCTTCCGGCGTAATACCTCTTTTTCTAATAATAAATTCTTCAAGAGATTCTGTAGCATCAAAACCTTCATCAAAATACTGCTCTCTTAGAGACTCATCAGAAAAACTACCTACACCTGTTCGTTTTTGTGTTTCTGTAAAAGTTTCCGGGTTGTAACTAAAAACTCTAGTTTTAACATTACCTTCTTGGTCTATGATGGGTGTTTGTTCTTTAAACTGTCCTGGTGGTGTTGTTTCGTCATACTTACCAGTTAATGCAGGATCACCCAAACCTGTTTTTTTAACAGACTCTTCCGAAGCCTCTTTTAATTTTCTTGCTGCCTCTGTTGCTTGCTCTGTTGTTGTAATTCCGGACTTACCAGTTTTTAACAAATTTTCTAGAAACTCTTTTATGCTTTTAAACATTAATAATACGTCCTCTGTTGCTGTGGTAGAGGCTCATCCTCGTAGTCTTCTGGATGTTCTACAAAACCACCTTGTCTAAATCTCATTACGGCCTGAGTCATGCTATCCACTAAGTCATCGTGTTCTCCTAGTGGGAATGCAGCGCACTCCTCTATAACCTCTTCAGCAAACTTACGGTCTGGATACCAGACCATGCCGGCCTCGAATAATGGCGCGACAGCGTTCACTCTAGTATGTTTATCATTTCCCTTGCTGGGTGTAAAGTTAATAACCGGTATGCCCATTTGCCTGAGTTCGTATGTAAGCGGGAGTCCCGATGCTTTGGCCTCGATTATAACGGTTTCTGGCTGCCAATAGTCGTATTGTTCTTTGGCCACTCTACGTAATTCAGGAAACTCGTATCGGTCTTTTATGGCATCCAATAGTATCAAATGTGCTTCGCCTTCTTCGTTTGGATAGAATACACCCCACGTAGTTATGGCGCTGTAGTCAGATGTTTGCTTTTTCATAAACGCTGTATCGTAAGATTGTATGACATGTGCAAGTGGTGGCAGTTCTTGTTTTGGCCACTGTTTCCACCATTCACGTTTTATAATACTGCCTTCCTCTGCGGTTGGGTTTTGTTGGTACTGTGCATTCCATTTACTAATTGCGACAGATGCTTTGACTGATTCTAATTCTTCTAGCTTCCAATAACCTGGCCACACAGGTTTACCTGATGGCATGATTGCAGGAAACTCAATCACCTCCCACTGATCTGCTTTGAGTTCTTTTTGTGCTTTTATTAATTTACCTGTCAGGTCTGCTACGTTCCATCTTGTCATCACAAGTATAATACGACCGCCTGGTTGCAAACGTTGTCGTGGTCCTGATGTATACCATTCCCAAGCGCGGTCAAACGATGCCATATTCATAGCGTCTTGTTCCGAGTGTGGGTCATCTATAATCATGAGGTCTGCACCACGGCCGGTGATTGATCCACCAACACCAGCTGCATAGTATTCACCACCCTGATCTGTTTCCCATTTACCTGCAGCTTTAGAATCTTCTCTGAGTCTTGTGTTAAATATTTTTTGATACTCTTCGCTATCAATAACTGTTTTTGCTTTACGACCAAACCTGACTGCAAGTTCTGCATTGTGTGTCGCCTGTATAATTTTTAATTTAGGATTGTTGCCTATCATCCATGCAGGTAAGAGATTAGATGCAAACTCTGACTTTGTATGTCTGGGTGCCATATTAATTATTAATCTTTTTATTTCACCACTTGCAACTTTATTAAACTTGTCAGCCATAATCTTGTGGTGCTCACCTTCTATAAACTCGGGCCAAATGTATTTTACAAAAGACATAAAATCATCACGAACAGATTGATCTTGTTTCTTCTGGTTAAGAAGTAATGCTGTTTGCATGTATTCTTTTTTAGTATCTGGTGGCAGACTGTCTATTTGTTCTGGTGTTAGCATTTGAAAAAAATTTTCTACAAAATTTTTGGACTCATGTTTTTTTAATCAAAACGATTTTACGCCTAATAAATGTATTTATCAAGGCAATATATAGTATGTGTTGGGACCCCTATATACAAAATCTGGGGTGGGGGTGGGGGTATGTCTTTTCTTTTTATTTGACAAAAGGTACCGAATAATCGTAGTATGGGATATTAATTTAAAGAAAGGATAAACAAAATGGGATTTATTGTACCTGTTATTTTACTAAATGTCTGTGGCATATTATGTGCTGTTGCTGGACAACCACTCTTTGGTTTGGGATTATGTGGTCTGTCATTTTTATACATCGCCAAACAATTCATCGACTAATCATCGGCCCTCGTTGAGGGCCACTCTCTTATTTATTCTAAGCCCCAAGCTCCAAGCCTCAAGCCCCAAGGGCATTGGGGGTTTTACAGATATGACTACCATACCCCCAACACTCTAATTCACTAGAGAGAAGCCACCACTTGCGACAACCGCAACTGTCGGCTCTTTATCGTCTAGCTTTATGTTGTTCATAGCTTGTGAAAGTCGTGTCTTGGTCTGTTCACTTACTATGGACAATTCTTTGCCTATGTCAGAGTTCTCGAAGTTCACACACTCTCTAACATTAGTCCAATACTGCTCTACATCTCCAATAAACTTGGCTTGGTCAATGATAGAGTTCATATCAGTTATGAGTTCGTACTTTGCTTTCCATAACTCTCTATGTGCATTGGTCAGTTTTGACTTTGCCATTTGAAACTCTCTAAGCATTAGCCAATCAGCTTCACTTGACATCATCATACAACGACTATGACAACTACCACTTACAACAACTTTTCTAAACTTACCAAAGTCGCTATCAGTCATACTTGGTGTATTCTCAATCCAACCATAGTTGCGTTCATCAGCAAACAAAGCATAGTCCTCGTAAGTTCCATTTGCTTTTGCAACACTAGCAAAGTCGTTTGATAAATCACTTCGCAACTTATGGAAGTGTGGGTTTTCTTGCCTTTGTGTTTGCTCATACTCCACCTTGATAGTCGCTTGGTGTCCTTTGGCTTGTAGCTCTTTGTGATACAAAGCCAAGTATTCGTCTGTGTCCATAGTAAACTTAAATTGTTGTTCAGCTACATCAGCGAATTGTGGTTTGAAATAGAAGCAACTGTCTTTGTCAGTAAACCTATCGTAGCTTCTACCTGTGTCATACTTTTGAAGTATTTTCATATCTGCCATTGGATAATGAGCTTCCACTTGTGGTGTAATCACATTGTCCCAAACATCATCTCGGACACTTCTAAAGTTTTCTTGAGCCAATCGTAAATCTTCTTCGACTTGCATTGGCATATTGTTGTAAACAGTATGCGACCATTCTTTTTTTAACAGTCGTCTTTTCTGTTCGTTTAGTCTTATCTTTTCCATAATTATCCTTTCTATTGATTTATGGTTTGATTATCTTCTATCACATTTTGTGAGATGTTGTCAACTAATTCTGCGAAAGCTTCTTTATTATTATTGAGCCACTCAGTCATACAACTGAGACTGTGAAACCGCGCATACTCTAGTTTGACTTCATCGCTGGTCCCATTAAGATAATCTGCACTTGTTAAATGGAATTGAGGATAAGAGTAGTAAGACTTTGGATAATATTTCTTACCGCAGTTCTTGCAATATCTTGCGGTACTCAATTGATTGCCTCCTTTCTTAAACTTGCCGATTGTATCCAATCGATATTTTTTGCAGTACGATAGCCTTGTTGTTGTAGGTCAAAATATGTAAAACATATTTCCTCTTTGCTATCTTCCCATAGTTTCATTTTGTCATCTACAACTCCGTATCTAACAATGTAGTCGTTGTGTTTTTTTGCAAAGTATCTAACTCTAAAAAAGTTTGCCTCTTTTAGTTTAGCAGTTAAATCCTCGACACCGATCTCAGTAGGTTGTTCTTGAGTTCCCATAAGATTTATCCTTTCTATTTATTAATTATCTTTTTTTATCAAAAAAACTTGAAACTGTCAAATAAAATCCCATATAAATATTTGCCTGGTTTTAAAAACGCCGAGGGAGCCGTTCTATTATTGCCGCAACGTGCACAGTTGGTGGTGAGAAGAGAACGCACTTTGCGGACCAGGCGCGCGGCCTGGGGCTCCAGGTGCCATACTACCAAGTAATGTTGAGGAGGCCAGCCCCGAGCCGCAAGCGGCAAGCAACAAGCTGCAAAAAAATATTTGACATGAAGATTACGTGTGGTATGATCCCATATAATCTTAAAAGAAAGGAAAAACATTATGGATTATTTAGCTTTAAAAATACCTGCTGATATAAAGCAGCCAATTACTTCACACACTGTTACGGACCAGCCCGAGCCTGAAGAGGGCGGAGGGTATCCATTCAAAGGGCATGACGGCGCCTATGAGCTGTGTGATTGCAACATGATACAGATCGTGCCCGCAGCGTATACGGACGCAAAGCGCGGCCATCACCTGGAAGGTGACCTGTACTGTGATGAAGAGGCTCTATTGAAGGACCATATCATGCACAACTTCAGAGCGTCTCAAATGCGCTACTGGCACATGCTGCCACGTAAGGACCAGCTCACTGAGAACTGGCGCGACTACTGCTACATTGCAGGTGACGCTGCCTTCGTGGTCCCTGCCACTGATGAGAACCTCAAGATGATGGAGCACATCCTTGACTCGTAAGACTAACTGCTACGGACCAGCCCCGGACATCCGGGGC